CTGTTGGATAACATTTAATTTTTGGAATTCTGATAGTCCACCTAACTGACCTAGTAATTCAGAAGCCGCTTCAGTTGTTTTACCTTGTAATGCTAAAGCTCTAGCTCTTTCAAAATTAAGACTTTTACCTATTAATAATTCCGCTTCAAGTTCATTTTCAATTGATGATTGGAAATCTAAAAGTGAACTAGATATTTTTCTTGATTGTTCTAAAGTAATACCTAATTTTTGAGCTTGCATAACAGCCGCGGCTATACGTTTAGGATCATTACCTAAATTAGCTGATAAAGTACCACTAACTTTAGCTACGTCTTGCATTACCTTTTTCATGTTAAGCTGAACGCCAGTTTGCTTTTTAAAAGCTGTTATTTGATCTCCTATCTCTACTGTTAATTCTTCTTGAGATTTATTAGTTAATAAAGAGAATTTAGCAAACTCAGCTGCTTCTTCATTACTTAAACCTAATCGTTTTGTTAATAAAATTTGTCCAGCGACCATTTTTCCAGTGAATAATTCAGCTGTACCTAAAGCTTCATTTAATTCACTAGTAGCTTGCATTTGATTTTTAATGCTAAAAGTACCAGCTGTTAAATTTTTACTGTATTGTCCTACATTATAAGACATTTGATCAAAGTTAGCTCCTAATTCATTAGCAGCGTCTTTAGACATACCCATATTTTTACCAAAATCAGTTAGATTCTTATCTAACTCAAGAGCTGATTTGACTAACATTCCAAAAATTCCTACAACACTAGTTATAATAACTAATGGGTCAGAGAATGCTTTTGATAAAGTACTAGCAAATCCACCTATAGATGCTCCTAATATTTTAAATTTATCAGATATACTAGCTGTTTTCTTTTCAGATACACCTAAAGATATAGCTTTTTTCTCAGCTGCTTTTCTAGCTGCTTCAAATGGTTTTTGTAAATTTTTAGCGCCAATTTTCTCTAATAGATTTTCTGATATTTTAAGAAAGTCACCTGTAATGCCAGTTGCTTTATTTAAATTTTCAGTTTTCTTAATTCTATCTTCAATTAACTTTAATGTTTCTTTTTCTATTTTAAAACCATCTTTATAAGCTTGTAATAAAGCTATTTCTTCAGCTTTTAAATCCTTTCTAAATTTTAAATTGACTCCAGCTATATCAACAATACCTTTTTGTGTAGCTAATGTAGAAGCAGCAGTTTTTAAATTCTCTAAATTAGTTTTAGATTTAGCTTGTAATTTATCTAGTTGTTCTTTAGTTAATTTAGTTTCACTTTCTTCATTACGTAAAATATCATTAGAGATATCTCGTAATGATGAATATTGTTTTTTAGCTGCAGTTAGTGCTTTTTCTTGTCCACCTAATTCATCACTGATTTCTTTAAGAAGATCACGTTGATCTCTAGCCGCATCAGATAATGATTGCTCAATGGCTAATAACCGTTCCGCTCTTTTTAATTCTTCCGCTGTAGGAGGTGGCATCTATCAAATTTTAATATCGGGTATAAATATATAAAAGCGCCCTATTTTTTAGGCGCTTTTACTTTTGATGTGAAATCAGCTTGCGGTATGTTTGGTTTACTCACGCTGGGTTTTGATAATGTTGATTTTTGTTGTGCTTTTTCTTCAGCTTCTGCTTTTTTATCTAGATATTCCTGTATTTTTTGTATATGATATCGCCTATAAACTATAGGCATATTATACACAGTATCATAAGGAAAACCACCTCGTCCATGATATATCAAATCATGTACTTCAGTCATAAATACTGCTCTATAAGCTGGAGTCAGGCCAAAGAAAGCTAATGCCAATAGGCAAATTAACGCCCTCCACTACGTCATCATTATCTTTAGTGTAATCAAACTTAAGATTAAGTTCTGGAGTTACTTTAGTGATATATTTACGTAGTTCTCTTAAATCTGCTACTAATATGTTATCTACAAATTCACGAATAGCAGATGTATCTCTATCGCCATTAACTGCTACAATAGTATGTTTTAAACGAGTTGTTTGATCAAATGAACCTTGTGGGTTTACTTTTTTCAAACCTTGAATTTCTCTATCAATTTTTTTCTCATCACCATGTGTCAATAACTTAAAAGTTACTGTAGCTTTTGCTCTAGGTAAATGAAAATCAAATTCATTTTTACCTGGTTTTAATTCTTCACTTAATGGTAGTGGGTCAACTGTTGATAGATCAAATGTTATTTTTTGTCCATCATATTCAAATTCATAATCCTTACCATAACCTAAAATACGAGCGGCTACTAGTAATGCATTTTTATCACAAACTAGTAAATCATCATAAGTAATAGGAGTAACAATCATTGATTGTAATAACTTATCAATAACTGTACCATTTTTTAAGAAGTTTGTGTTAGTTAAAATGTCTTCTTCTTTAGCAGACATATACTTCATTTCAATTACACCTTTAGATAATTCTGAGTCAGGTGAGTAAGGTAAACCTTTAGATGGCAATTCAATTTGCTCTGTTGGAAACTTAAATTTTTCTTCCATAACGTTTTATTAATTTTATATATATAAATATACGAAAATAAAAGAAGCCGTCCAAAAGGACAGCTCTTTAAAATATATTAAACTGGATTAGTAGTTCAAGATACAATAATCCATAGCGATTGTTAAACTGATAGCAATGTATGCTTCGTTAGCCCAATCGTATTCACCAAAGTTAGCTTCTTTAACATAAGCACCTTTGACAATCCATTCACCTACTACATCACCTACTGGACCTAAAATGTTTAAACGGATATCTTTTTTATAGAAATCTGAGTAACCATCTCTACCAGTTACTGATTCGTGTGCTAAACGAGCCCATTCCATTACAGCTTGAGCACCACTTGGAGTTACTGGATCGTATAATTCTAAAGTCATATCATTCCATCTAACTTTACCTTTAACTTTACGGTAAACGTTAATATGATCTAATACGATTTCACCAGCGTTAAATGATGGAGTTGAAGCTTTTCTAACTAAGTATGAAGGAATACCACCGATAAGCATTAAAAAGCGATTTTGAACTTTTGGTTCAAATGCGGTGAACATTATTTCATTTGGATCTAATACTGCCATTGTATTGTTGTTTTATATAAATATTAATAGTTATTATTTTTGCGCAACTGGTTGTTCAGCTGGTTTTTTATCTTTGTCTTCAACATCAGATTGCATTTTGTTTAAGTAACTTAATACCATGTTGTAGTTTTGGTTACTTTCAAGACTGCTTAATTGAGATCCTTTTTTCTTTTGTATCCATTTAGCTATAGCTTCGATTACTCGAGAAAAATCTTTCACATTAGTTACAGCTGATGACAGCTTAGTTAAAGAGGAAGTAACGCCCGCAACCGCTGAATCAGCGGCTGCGTCGTCTTCAAATTCGTATAATTTTTTGTTTTTTATCATTTGTTATTTTTTATTAGCTTCCGAATGATACACCAGTTGGTAAGATGTTGAAATCTAATAAGATAAATTCAGCGGTCTTAGTTGGTTGTAAATATATTTGACCTACTAATTGGTTTCTATCAATTACATCAGGTGTGTTGTTTGTTTCATCCATTACTACTTTGAAAGCGTATAAACCTTGTTTTTGTTGTACTGATTCAAGATATGGAGTAACAGTAGAAACAAATGCGTTTCTTGTAACTGTAGTATTTTGTTCAAACACTAAGTTCTCAGATATGTTACCAATATATCTCTTAAGAGCAATTAATAAACGACGAACATTGATACGATCTAAAGCACTAGCTTTTTTCTGTAATGTTTTCTGACCAAATGCTGCTACACCAATATTAGGGAAAGTAGCGATTGGGTTAACTTTACCAGCATATAGATTATCACGATCTGTTGGAGATAATTTTCTTTCAGCTTGTAACACACTACCTAATCCACCTCTTGTTAAACCAGCTGGAGCGAACCATTCAGCGCTTGCATTATCACTAAATGCATACACACCTGGCATAATTGTTGAAGCTGGAACCCATACACGTTTACCAGTTTCTTGAGATACTACTTGAACCCAAGGCCAATAAGCACCTGCGTAGTTAGTATCTAAACCAGCTGCTTGATTAGTCACTGATGATAATGTAGAAGCGTAAGGTTTTAAATCTGTAATATAGAAGCAATCACCTCTTTCTTCAGCTAAACTGATGAAATCACCTACTGCTGAAGAGTGTAATGCTTGAATTAAACCTGGAGTTGCTAATAAGCTAAAGTCGTATTCATCTTTATTTGATAATAAATCAGAAGCTGTAGCATAGTTATTAGCTACTAAACCTTGAGTTGTTGAGCCAATGTTTTGGAATAATGTATTTCCAACACTATTTACATCATCACCTTCAGCACCACCAAAAGCACCACCTCGAGATCCACTACCGTTTACTGGGATTGAAGCTGTATATTGAGATTTAGCGTTTCCAGCATTATCAAAGTAGTTTGGAGTTGTGTAGTTAACTTGGCTTACACGAACATAGCGGCTATTATTTGGATAGTCACCAGATGTTCTAATATAGAAATTACCATCAGCATCTTTGATAACTTGTTTTGTTTGGTTACCAACAATAGCTTCTAAGTAATTAGGTTGATTTGGATCTAATGATACATTAGTAAATGTTTCTAAAACAGATAATGAATTTGCGTTATCATTACCTTGACGAACTAATAATGTAAATGTACCACTTGAAGTATTAGCATTTTGAATTTCCCATCTTACATTATCTGCTGATCCGCTAAATAATGAACCATCAGATAAAACAGCAGGAGATCCAGATGCCTCATTATTCATCACAACACCAGTAGATAAAGTTTCTAATACAAATGTTGGAATTGTACTTAAAGCTACTGATCCACCACTAAGTACTGAAGCTGATGGATATGATGAAAGACTCCATCCATAATATTGACCACCATACCAATTAGTATTATTTAAAGTTGTACCAGCTGAAGAAGCTGTGACACTAAATACATTTGTAGATGTGTCATAACTAGCTGAAAGTAAAGCATTAAATAAAGAATAGTTGTTAATAACATCTCTAGCAATTGTACCAAAATTATCAGCACCCCATGTAGTACCACCATCTGGTGTAGCATCTACATAGTATAAATAAGGATTAGCATTATCTGGAGCTGTGAAACTTTGAGCGCTGATAGCAATATTATCAAGTGAACCCATATCAAGCACAAATGATTTACCCCAAGTATTAAACATAGCATCGGTTAATACCATACTAGCTGAAGCTTTAGTGTTTGTGCCACCAATAATACTGTTTGGAATAATACTAGATGTAGCTGGAGTGTAAGTGTCACTAGTAACTCTAGTGATTAAAGCTGTTGAGCCACCTTGTCCGAAATAGTTTCTAACAGCTATTGATGTTAAAAACTCATAATTTGCACCACCACTAGTAAACATACCACCAAATTTGTTTTTAAAGTCACTATAAGAAGTAACTATAGTTGGTATGTTTGCAGGACCCATAACAGTTGGGCCAACTAAGGCTAAACCAACAGTGATAGGACCTTGTGTTATTTGTGATAAGTCATTCTCACGTGTTAGTACACCTGGAGAGATTAATGTTTCTTGCGCCATGTTTTAATTAGATTTTGTCTATTGATAAATATATAAGGTGTGGTATAAAACGAAGAAGCCCCAGCATTACTGCTGAGGCTTTCTTCTATATTAACTCCTAACACCTAACAATACATATTATGCTTTCACTTCTCCTGTCTCAAGATCAATGGTTCCTTCACCATATTTTTCTTGTAACTGTTTAGCGATTTGTTTTTCTTTAACCGCTAATTCTTTTTGAGTGTCTAATAGCATTACTTTTTGTATTTCTAATTCACCTAAAGTAAATGCTAAATTTGTATATTCTTGTTTAAGATCTTTAACAATCTGTAATTCCTCAGTTGTTAATTTTTTAGCGACAATACCCATGATTATTCTTCAATCTTGATTAACTTAAAGAATGTGTTATAAACACCTTCAGTTTCAACACCTTCAAATTCTTCAAGGCTAAAAGAACGATATTCTAAATCACGCTCTTCATTTAACAAAGCATTAAAATCATTTTGAAACTTAACAAAATCTGGATTTACTTCACGTGATTTGATTTCTTTAGTTTCTTCATCAATAACTTCGTTAATGTAAAGTGGAATACTAATAGCGCCGTTTTCTTCTTTACCGTATTTCTTGATTAACTCTTCTTTAAGTTTCTCTACTGATTCTTTTTCAGCAGCTACTTTCTTATTAAGATCATGTAACCAATACTTTGTAGTTAATTTGATTTTTTCGCTCAATAAGCCTTTTGATAATACTTCACCTGTTTGTTGGTTAGTAACACCATTTAATTCAGCTTCAAGTTGATAAAATTCCGATAACTTCAATGTAATTTTTTCCATATATTATTTTTGTGCTTTTTTTACAACTTTTTTAGCGGCTGGCTTTTTAGCAGCTGCTTTCTTTTTAGGTTCTGTTTTCTTTTTAGCGATAATTTCAGCTATTGGGGCTGGTGTAACTTCAGGAGCTAAATCTTCCATAAATGGATGAACTTCTGTGTTGATTTCTTTTAGTTCTTCATTTTGTTGTTTGTCTAAAAACCAAAATCCAACAATTACACTTAATACAGCGGCGATAATTAAAAATGTTACCATAAATTTTTATTTGATATAAATATATATAAGATTTAGAAAATAACCAAATTTTATTTTATTTGTTTATTTCTTATAAAAGAAATGTCATATGTGGTTAAAGATATAGGCAATGTGTCATTATTAAATGGATGTTTATATGGGTCTGTTGAACGCCATCCTTTACCCCATTTTTCATTCATATACTCAAAATTAATCAAATTAATCTGATCTAACCTGCTAGTTAATTCAGGACTTGATTTTTTAGTTTGGCTACCGTGAGTATAATATTCATTGTATAATCCTGGGCCATGATAATATGGTTTACTTAAGTTACATATTTTTTCTACTGGTTGGTTATACAATCGCATTATATAATCAGCATCTTCACAATAAGCAGGAGTTAGATTTTCATCAAATAGTCCATGGCTTTGTATTACTGAATCTTTAATTAAAAATAAATCCCATGCTCCTTGTCCAAAATCACCTCCATATGGAAACACTAATCCAACATTCTGTTGAGCTGCTGTATACATTTCTTCAAGTAATCCTTCTGTAAACGCTACATCATCATTCACTATAATCCAATAAGGTGAGTTAATGTAAGACTTAATAATTAAATTCCAAACACATGATACACCTAAATTAGATGGTAAATGACATATTGTAAGTTTATTTACAAACTTATGCTCTATATTTTTTAATGCTTCTAGTTCTTGAGTAATTTCATCCTTACCATTATTATTAAAAATAACAAAGTTTTCTACTGGATAGTCTATACTTTTATATAGACGTTCTACCCAATAAGGATTTTTCATAACTGCTGTTCCTATAACTGGTATCATTTCTGTTCATTAAAGAAAAATATGTGAAATAATCTACTACTTTCTATATCCCATCCAAAATAATTTAATCCAGAATGAATTAAACCACCATCAAATATAACTAATCTATTAAATACATTTCCTACAATATCAACTGTTTCATATGGTGTACCGTCTACAAATGTTTTTTGATTAAATACTTTCATTCCTTCTCCTGCATCCCAGTTAATTTGACTGTTATGAAATATTTTAGTTTCTTTATGTCTAAGAAAACTAGTACCTGATTGAGGTGGAGCATCTGGTGTTAAGTAAATTACAGCAGCCCATTTTTGAGTATCACAATGAAACACTGATGGTGTTCCTGCTGGACAATATTGGAAACGTCCGTTAATTCCTTCATCAAACCATCCATATCCATTATCACGATCTGCTATTTTTTTACCAATAATACTTTCAAACGCTTCTCTTACACCATCAAACATAAATTGTTTTCTAGTGCGATGACCAACAGCTCCTTCTCCTGGATAATATGTTTGTTGTAAGGCAAAGTTTCTAACAGCAATTGGATCAGCATAGAAGTTATCTACAACAAAAAATCGTTTATCTTCTAAGTTGGATACTCCACATTGATCTGTTTCAACTATTCCCCACTCTGATTCGGGATTACGGTCTATGTATTTCATCCTATACGGTTTAAATTATTTAATATAGCTTGTTTATGTATATCATCTACTGGCTCATTC